GATGCCCCCGGCGGCGCACGCAAAGCGTGGCCGGAGCTATACACGGCGGGGAGACTTTTCAATGGAGAATATCGTAAACAGCACCATCGCGCTCTACAAAGCATACCGCAAAACCCGCTGCGGAAAGCGCGACAACCCGACCGCCATGCGCTACCGCATGGAGGCCATCGAGCGCACCGTTGCCCTCTCTGAGAGGCTCCAGCGGCGCGACTATTCCTTCGGGCCCTACTACCCCTTCAAGGTGTACGAGCCCAAGGAGCGGCTCGTCCTCGCCATCGACTTCGAGGGCAAAGTCGTCCAGCACTCGCTCTGTGACAACGTCCTCGAGCCGGCGTTCTCCCGGCGCTTCATCCGGGACAACTACGCCGGCCAGATCGGCAAAGGCACCCACGACGGCCTCGACCGTCTGGCTGCGGCCATGCGCCACTATTTCTTCAGCCGAAAGGCAGCGGACGAAGCAGCCCGCAAGGCTGCCGGCCTGCCGCTCCGGCCGATGAACGAGTGGTACTACGCCGACGGCTGGGTACTGAAGGGCGATTTTTCAAAGTTCTTTTACACCCTGCTCCATTCCTACTGTTACGAAACGGCCCGCCGGGCCCTGAAGTGGCTGAAGGATCCCGAGCTGATCGACTTCGCTGAGTGGCTGCTGTGGCTCATAATCGACAGCACGCCAGACCCCGGCATCCCGATCGGCAACCAGTCGAGCCAACTGCTCGCGCTACTCTATCTGGACGCCTTCGACCACTGGCTGAGGGATGACCGCGGCCTCGTATATGGCAGGTACATGGACGACTTCTACATCATCCACAGCGACAAGCCGCTGCTCCGGCAGATACTCAAGGAGATCGAGGCGTACATCAAGCCGCTCGGCCTTCGGCTGAACGGCAAGACGCAGATCCTCCCGCTGAAGAACGGCATCGACTTCCTCGGTTTTCACACCTACCTCACGCAGACCGGCAAGGTCGTGAGGAAAGTGCGAGCCAAGAGCATCGACAACATGAAGCGCAAGATCCGCAAGTTCCGCGCTCTGGTGGACTCCGGCAAGATCACCCTCGACAGCGTCGTGCAATCCTACGCGAGCTGGACGGGCCACATCTCACACGGCAACACCTACCACCTGCGGCAGAACATGGACGCCTATTTCTTCAGCTATTTCCCGGAGCTCAAACCATCACCGAAAGGAGACACAACTCATGGCCCAAAAACTGAGCAACCTCGCAAACAAGTCGAAGGTCAAGTTCGGCAGCCTGTACGGCAGCCCGATCATCTGGATCGTGGCCGATAAGAACCACGCAGGCTACCCCTCCAACAGCGTTACGCTCGTGACCAACCAGATCATCAAGCTGCTGTGCTTCGACGCGACAGAGCCAAGCAACGGCAACAGCGACCGCCGCAGCTACGGCAACAACCGCTACATCTACTCGAACCTGCGCCAGTGGCTCAACAGCCCCGCGGCTGCCGGCCAGTGGTACACCGCACAGCACTCCGCAGACCAGACGCCGGACTCCTCCCACGTCTGGAACGGCTACAACGCATACAGCGGCCTCGCTGGTTTTCTGAACGCCTTCACCGCCAACGAGCGAGCGGCTCTGCTGAACACCACCATCACGGTCGGCAAGAGCTCCACAGACGGCGGCGGGACGGAGACCTGCACGGACAAGATCTTCCCCCTGTCCTGCACTGAGGTCGGCCTGAGCGGCGACCACGTCTGCGGCAGCAAGCTGGCAATCTTCAGCGACAACAACAGCCGCATCGCCACCGTGACGGCCTCCTGCGTCGCCAATTCCAACTATAACAGCAACCCGGGCTCTGGTGCCGCGTGGTACTACTGGCTGCGGGACGCCTATGCCGGCTCGGCCAGCTTCGCCCGCTTCGTCAGCACCGATGGCACTCTGAACTGGTACCTCGCCGACTACGGCTACAGCGGCCTGCGCCCCGCTTGTAATCTGTCCTCTGATCTCCTGATCTCCGACTCCACCGACTCGGATGGCTGCTACACAGTGATCTACAATCAGGCGCCCACGGCGCCGTCGTCCATCACTGTCCCGAGCGAAGTGCTCGGCGGCGAGAACCTGAGCATCTCGTGGGCGGCATCCACTGACCCGGACGGCAACCTCTCCGGCTACATTCTGGAGCGCAAGGTCGGGAGTGGCACATGGGCGCAGATCTACAAGGGATCCTCGCGCAGCTACACCGACACCATCACCTACGGATGGACGAGCGTGCAGTACCGCGTCAAGGCATACGACGCAGCCGGCGCAGAGAGCGCATACACCACCAGCGCGAGCCGCACCGTCACCAACAACAGGCCGCCCGTCATCAGCGGCAAGGACGGCGCCCTCGGCAGTTTCAGCACGGCGGCCCCGTCCTACGAGTACACCGTCACCGACGCAGACGGCCATCAGGTCGACGTCGTGGAGATGCTGGACGGCGTCACGCTGCGCAGCTACACCGTGACCCTCGGCCAGACCAACACGCTGACGATCGGCGCCGAGGCGTGGCTGAAGGTCGTGAACGGCAGCCACACCCTGAAGATCGTGGCGACCGACGCCAAGGACGCCAGCGTCACCCGCACGCTGACCTTCACCAAGGCCGTCACGTCCGTCGAGTTCGAGCAGACCGTCGCTATGGAGGCCGACGCCATGCCGACGAAGGCCCTCGTCAACATTCAGGGCAATTTCCCGGCAGGCTGCACGCTCCAGATCTGGATCTGCAACAACGGCAACGACGCGAGCCCGACGTGGGAGGACATCACGCAGAAGGCCAGAACCGGCCAGAAGCACTACTTCACAAACAAGGCCAAGACGGCCGCGGCGTGGGGCGTCAAGGTCAAGGCCAAGCTGCTCCGCGGCTCTGCTACGGAGACCTGCTACATTCAGTCGATCGGAGGTAACTTTGCATGATTAAGCACAGACCTGACAGCATCCAAGAGCTGAACAACAAACAGGCCGCAGAGGCCGAGAAGGACAAGACCATCGCCGAACAGGCTGACACCATCGAGCTGCTGAAGGGCTGCATCATGGAGCTGGCCGACGTGGTCTACGGCGACGGAGAGGAGGTAACAGCATGAGCAAGATCGTCGAGCTGTACGTCAAGGAGCTGACACGCGAAGGCTCCACCATGACCATCAACGACGTCCCGAAGAAGCTGCGCAAGCAGGTCGAGGACGCCATCGCTGCCATCGAGGCAGCCGCAAACGCTGGCACCGCGAAGGAAGGGGCGACCGAATGATCGCCCGGGCCCTCGCGTGGCTATTATTAAAAATTGCAGGAAAGGAGGAGCGTGAAATGCTGGTACGTCTGTATGCAGGCGAGATCATCATGGGCCGCATCACCGAGGACGACGTCCCCGCGAAGCTGAAGGCCCGCGTGCACAAGTATCTCGTCGACATGGGCTACTTCGACGACGTCGAGGAGTAAGCCCAACAATAAGGAGGGCCGCGCCTGCGGCCCTCCGGCTTTTATGAGGTGACACAATGATCGAAATCAACATCGGCGCGCTCGTCGTCCTGCTGGGGATCCCGACGGCCGTGACCGGCTTCTGCTTCTGGATGCTCGAGCACAGGATCCAGAAGCGCGAGAAGCAAAAGGAGGCCGAGGAGGCCAAACATCAACAAGAGGCAGCGGCCCGAGAGCGTGCCCGTGAAGATCTCCAGATCATCACCATTCAGGGCACGTCGGCAGCCATCGCACTCGGCGAGGCGACAGCCCGGGCCATGCAGCGCATCCCTGACGCGCATTGTAACGGGGATATGCACGCGGCCCTCGACTACGCTGCCAAAATCAAACACGCGCAGAAGGACTTCCTCACCAGTCAGGGGATCCACGCGATCATCGACTGAGGAGGTGGAGCAGTATGGCCGCAAAGAAGCGCCGGCGCAAGCGTAAAAAGAAAATCGAGGTGAGCAAAAAGCTCGCATACTGGGCGGCCATCGTGGCGAGCCTCAGCGCGGCCACGTCCTACCTGCTCTCAGCCTTCGGGCGTGACCCGGTCAGTGAAGTGACTGGCACAATCTTCACCGCCTGCGTCGGCTATCTAATCACATACGCCGGCAAGAGCCTCGGCGAGAAAATCAGCCGAAACCGCCACGGGCTCGACGCCGACGGCAACCCGTTCCCGGATCCGTCCGGGGACACGATCAACAATGAGGAGGCAAAAGGATGAACACCATCGACATCACCCCTATCGTCAACGCAGCCATCGCTCTGATCGGCGCCGGCGTGAGCGTTTTCCTGATCCTGTGGCTCAAGAGCCAGACCACCGAGGCACAGCGCAAGGAGCTGACCGCGTGGGTAAAGATCGGCGTCGCTGCTGCTGAGCAGCTCTACAAGGGCGCCGGCCGCGGCGAGGAGAAGAAGCAGTACGTCATCGACTTCCTGAAGCAGAAGGGCTTCAAGGTCGACGAGGAGAGCGTCATCAACGCGATCGAGGCAGCAGTCAAGCAGCTCAACACCGAGGGCCTGACTATCGAATGACGGAGAGGGGCGGGCTCCGGCCCGCCCTTTTTCTTTTTTACAGCTAAGGAGGTAAAACTATGAGCAAATGCTACGCATCGGCCGTTCTCGCCATCGCTGCGGCAGAGATCGGCTACCACGAGAAAAAGAGCAACAGCCAGCTCGACAACCCGACCGCCAACGCAGGCAGCGCCAACTATACCAAGTACGCCAGAGACTTCGACGAGAAGTACCCGAAGTGGTACAACGGCAAAAAAAACGGCTTCGCATGGTGCGATATGTTCGTCGACTGGTGTATGCTGACCGCCTTCGGATATGCGGACGCGCTGCGCCTGCTCTGCCAGCCCGAGAGATCCGCGGGCGCCGGCTGCACCTACTCCCTCATGTACTACGAGAAGCAGGGCCGCTATCACGCCAAGGATCCCAAGCCCGGCGACCAGATCTTTTTCAGCACCGCGCACTCCAAGAGCAACGTCAGCCACACCGGCCTCGTCGAGAAAGTGGACGGCAGCAAGGTCTACACCATCGAGGGCAACACCTCCGACCAAGTGGCCCGCCGCTCATACTACCTGAGCGACAACTACATCGTCGGCTATGGCCGCCCGGCCTACGACGCAGAGCCCGGAAACGCCAACACGGGCAGCCAGACGCCGAGCGGCGGCACCACCAGCGAAGTGACCTACACGGTCGTCGCCGGCGACACCCTGAGCAAGATCGCGGCCAAGTACGGGACGACCTACCAGAAGCTCGCAGCGTACAACGGGATCACCAACCCGAACATCATCAGAGTCGGCCAGAAGATCAAGATCCCGGGAACCGCAGCCCCCAAGAAAACCATCGCCGAGATCGCCAAGGAGGTCATCGCCGGCAAGTGGGGCAACGGCGCAGACCGCAAGAAGCGCCTCGAGGCCGCCGGCTACGACTATAACGCCGTCCAGCGGGCCGTCAACGCAGCACTCGCACACTGATCCGCAACTTCACAGCATAAGAAAACCCGCCCGGAGATCCCGGGCGGGCTTTTTTCTGTTATGAGGGGCTTTACTCCTCGGCGTCAGGATCCGGCGCTTCACCGGCAGCGGCGAGCTCGGCCTCTGTGGGCTGGAACCGCAGCACACGGCCCTCGGAGTCATAGAAACCGCCGAGCAGGATGGTGAAAATATCGACCAGCCAGCCGATCCCGCAGGCCCCGGCCGTCAGCAGCCAGATGACGCCCGTGCCGGTTTTACCGACATAGAACCGATGGGCCCCGAAGAAGCCGAGGAAGATGCACAGCAGCAGCGCCACCGTCTTATTTTTCGGGGACGTCGGCCTCTGCGCTGCGGGGATGCTGACCGTGCCCTGCTGCGTGCCGGACTTCCCGCCGGAGCTCGTCGTATATGACAGACCCGTCCCGGGGATCCCGACGGTCGTGTGGCTTTTCCCCGTCGTGCTGACCGTGTGCTTCAGACCCTTCGGGCCGAAGCTGATGCTCGCGCTCTTTTTGTTCAGGTTTACCCGGACACCCGGGGCCACCTTAAAGCTGCGTCTAAACCTTGTACCCATGCTTTTCCCTCCTATGTGCGCTTTTTAGCGTTTAGTCATCTTTGGCATAATATTACCATGCCAAAACTGGTAAAGTCAATATTGTATAGTCATCTTTAGCATAAAGGGAGGCGAGGGCTGCGAAAATATACAAACCAGACGGCAGGTGCAACATCTCCGGGGAGAGAGTCAGGGAGGAGCGGCTGCGGGCAAACCTGTCACAGGAACAGCTCGCCTACAAGCTCCAGATCATCGGGCTGGACGTCACGCAGAAAGTCATCAGCAGGATCGAGAACGGCAGTCGAGTCGTCGCTGACTACGAGCTGGACTATCTGGCGACCGCACTCAACACCACCATCAACCACCTGCTCGGGAAAGAATGAGAAAACCGCACGGCAGCGACGCCGTGCGGCTTTTTTTCGTGGAAAATCGCGGGAAAATGTTGAAAATCTGCCGAATTATGCTTGACATTATAGAGCAAATGCTCTATAATATAATCACAGGCAAGGGATAGCCGAGTACAGAAAGAAAGGAGAATAAAACCGCGGAAAGGAGGCAAAGCCGTGGATGCTGAGCAGATGAAAAAACTGCTCGAGCTGCTGGAACAGGCTCTAAAGTGTGAACAGGTTGCCACCATTACGATCACAATAAAGCCGAACCAAAAGCCCAAGCAGTAAGGTCGAAGGACGGCGGGAAAAATCCCGCCCGCCGTTCCTTTTCATTATAACCACGAAACCACGGCAAAGTCAAGCGGGAGGAACAACATGGACATCTCGATCAAAGTGACCTACAAAAGCGAGGGGCTGCAAAAGCTCCGCAAGGCGGCCGGCCTGTCTCAGTCTCAGCTCGCCGATCTGGCCGGGATCAAGGTGCAGGTGCTCCAGCAGTACGAGCGCGGCGCCCGGGACATCAACGGCGCAAAGCTGCCGACGCTGCTGAAGATCTGCAACGCGCTGGAGTGCAGGCTGGCTGACATCATCACAGACGAGGAGACGCTCGAGCTCCTGAAAAAGTACGAGGAACACTGACACACAGAAGGGGCGGCCGGCGGGCCGCCCCTTTTCTTTTATCACGGAGGGGAACACAATGGGACAGCACTGGAGCCATCTGACGCCGACCAAGCGCATCCAGCTCGACGCCTTCATCCGCGCAGGAATGAAGCCGACGGACATTGCCAAGGAGCTCGGCGTCCATCATACGACCATCTACCGGGAGCTGAAGCGGTGCACCTATGAGCACCTCAACAGCGACTACACCACCGAGACCAGATACAACCCCGAAGGCGCACAGGCCCGCTATGAGGCCAACCTCCGCGCCAAGGGCCCGGAGCTGAAGATCGGCAACGACTACGAGCTGGCCGACTATCTGATCGCAAAGATCCGCGACGAGAAGTACAGCCCGGAGGCTGCGATCGGTGAGGCCGAGGTCAAGGGCTGGCCCTTCAAGACCCACATCTGCGCGAGTACCGCCTACAACTACATCCGCGGCGAGATCTTCGGCGACGAGCTGACTGTCTCCATGCTGCCGCAACACGGTAAGCGCCACCAGCCGGAGCGCCCGGCCGGATCCATGCCCCGCAAGCCCGCGGGCCGGAGTATCGAGGATCGCCCCGAGCACATCAACGACCGCAGCACCTTCGGTCACTGGGAGATGGACAGCGTCGAGAGCTGCCAAGGCGTCAGCAACACCTACATCGTAATGACCGAGCGCAAGACCCGCCGCGAGATCATCATCCCCTCGCCGGATAAGACGAGCGCCAGCGTCGTCGCTGCCCTCGACACCCTCGAGAAGAAAGTCGGATCCAAAGTGTTCCCGCTGATCTTCCAGTCGATCACCTGCGACAACGGCTGCGAGTTTGCAGACGCCGCCGGGATCGAGCGTAGCGTCACCGGCCGGGGATCCCGCACTGAGGTCTACTACTGCCACCCGTACCGGCCGAGCGAGCGCGGATCCAACGAGAACCAGAACGGCCTCATACGTCGGCACCTGCCGAAGGGCACTGACCTGAGCACGATCTCCTACGAGGAGACCAAGCGGATCGAGGACTGGCTGAACAACTACCCCCGCAAAATGTTCGGTTATCTGTGCTCCGAGCAGCTTTTCCGGGAAGAAATCGCCCTCATTCTGGCCTCATAAAAAATATTTTTGCTTTTTTGTGCATTTACTCTTGACAAATGGCCAGCTGTCCATTATCATTAAACGCACAGAGACTCAAGTGAGTCGGCTGTGCGTTTTTTCTTTACTACAACCCCATAGGACGGAGGTGAGACTGACGGGAAAGTACCGCTACCTGACCTTCGAGGACAGGAAGAAGATCGAGGCGTGGCATCTGCTCGGAGATCGGCCGGTCGACATCGCGGCCCGCCTGAGCGTCCACCACACCACGATCTACAAGGAGCTCCAGCGAGGCGCGACCGGCGCGCTGGACGCCAACCAGCGCGAAGGGTACAGCGCAGAGCTCGCCGAGAGGCGGCTGCGTGAGAGTTTCAAGCGCAGAGGTAAAAGAGCACCGGCCGCACAGTAGCCAAGAACACCCGGCAGCGCCGGGCCGAAGAAAGGAGAGCCCAACATGAAAACGACCACACGACCCCGACGCTGAAAATGGACGAGCTGCGCACCCCCCTCCGCGCTGCTCTCTGAAGCGATCCGGCGGTCGTGTTTCTGTTTTTCAGGGACTCGACACCACCAAGATCCCCGGCTCTGGCCGGGCCAAGATGAAAGGAGACCACCATGACACACGATCCGAACGTGTACGGCTATGTAAACGGAAAACCCGTTTTTTCCCGCGACGAGTTCATCTATGAAAGCCGCCGGCGCGGCCCCATCGAGGACGACGCCGAGCTCATAGCCTTCGCCGAAAAAGCGACGAGCGGCTGGCATAGCGCCGGCTGGAGCCATAGCTTCATCGACTTTTACATCAGCGACTACGCGCTGAGCGAACCCTTCGCAAGCCTGACGCTAAGTGAGTTCGGGCGCCTGAAGGAGCTCCAGCAAGAAGCGCGCGAAGCCGCCAAAGCAGCGGACGACGCTCGATGCTGGCAGCTCAAGGAGACGATCAACTGGGCCGACAACAGCGTCGAGGAAATCTACGAGGACAAAGACGGGAACATCAAGCGCATCACGGTCATCGGCCCGCACGGCGACGCCTGCTGAGGAGGTGAGGAACATGAACACCAAAGCCATCCGGCAGCTCGCCGACGTCACACTGGACAAGTACCGCAGCTCAATCCCCCGCAAAGCCTTCGAGGAGTTCGTGAAGGACATCATCGCCGGCGAGAACCGCGCGACCGCCTTCAGATACGAGGCAAGCCCCATCTGCCGGGCCTCGTTCCCGTCCACACTGGACGAGGATGGCGCCCGCTGCACCGTGGAGGTCACGGTCTACCGGCTGAACGCTGTGGCCGTCACCGCCTTCCTGCTGGATGGGCCCGAGACGCTGCTGCGGCACATCGGGCTCGACGAGCGGGACACCTACACCACCAAGCACGAGATCGACGACCTCGTCACCGTCGTGCACATCACCAGAGAGGAGGCAACAGCATGGCAGCACTGAGAGACATCGCCCGAGACTTCGCCGCGGAGATCCGCGACGGCATCGGCTGGACAATCGTGTACCGCACCGGCCGCTCGTGGAACGCCCTGACGATCTGGAGCGACATCTGGAACGGCGAGTGGGAGACCAACGACCTCAACGACGCCATCGGGATCCTGAAGGCAGACCCGGACGCCGTCATCGTCAACGGCTACTACTGCGGCCACTTCGGTGAGGACATGACCGTCGACGAGATCGCCGCCGGGATCCGCTGGCACTACGAAGGCGGCCGCAACCGCCTCGCGGACTATTGCGAAGTCACGCAGGGCCGGGACGCCCTCGAGGAGGGCCGCAAGGCTGCTGAAGCTGCCAGCCTCCCGTTCTGTGAGCGTCTGGCCGACGGAGGCGACAACGAGCTGAGCCCCTACGTCTACGACGGCAGCATGACGCTCGCCGATCGTGAGAAGATGCAGCAGGCCCGCGAAGCCTTCGAGAAGCTGGCCGACGCTCTGCGGGAAATCGCCGCCAAGCTGACCGAAGCCCTGAAGCCGGTCATCAACGCCGTGCTCTCTGCCCTCAAAAAGCTCTGGAAGGTATCGGCCAAGGCCATCGGAGTGCCGCCGAAGTGGCTGCACCTCGCAGCTCACGCAAAGAAAGCCAGAACCCGGAAGAAGTACCGCAACCGCATCCGGCGCTACGTTTTCGAGGCTCTGGCTGCGGAAGGAGGTGGAGGCCCATGACAGCCAAGTGCGTCGGCTGCGGGCTCGACTGGAACGTCAGCATCTACCAGAAGATCCCCCGCACCGGCTACATCTGCCCGCACTGTGAGAGCCGGCTCCGCGCCGGCGAGACCCTGCCGAACATTCAGGCCAGCCAGAAGGCTCGGCCGCAGAGAACGAAAGGAGCAACCCCATGAAAAAGATCGCACTCAAGAACGCCGCCCGCGGCACTATATTCCGCTATGCCGGATGGGAGTGGATCGCGCTGGAGCACGACGACACCGGCCGCACCCTCTGTCTGACCAAGGAGATCGTCGAGCAGCGTGCCTTCGACGAGGACAACCGCAACAACTTCGCTATCGCCAGCAGCAACAAGTATCTAAACGGCACTTTCCTCGACAATCTGATCGAAGCTGCACCGAGCCCGCACGCCTTCCTCTCCACCGAGCTCGACCTGACCACCGACGACGGCCTGAAGGACTATGGCGCCTGCACCGTCACCATCTTCCTGCTGACGGTCGACCAGTACCGGCGCAACCGCGACGTCATCCCCAACGCAGACGACTGGTGGTGGCTGTCCACCGCCTTCAGCACGAAGTCTAACGGCTACGAGTCGCTCGCCCGCTACGTCAACACCGATGGCACTCTGAGCAGGCACTACGCCTGCGGCGGCAACGACGGCCTGCGCCCCGCTTGTTATCTGGACTCCGATCTCCTGATCTCCGTCGAGGACGACGAAGCCACCGACGACGTCACGCCGGAGCACGCCGGCGAGATCATCGCGGCGCTGGCCGAGCAGTTCGGCGGCACCTTCGCCACCGAGGATCAACTGACCACGGCCCTCTCGTTTATGCTCGGCACCCTGAGAGCCGCCCGCGAGAAGGAGGCCCGGCATGAGTAACCTCTCCACCCTGTTCGACCGCTACAAGGCCCTCGTCGTATTTGATACCGAGACCAGCGGCCTCGACTTCGACAACGACCAGATCATCGAGCTCGCCGCCCTGCGCGTGGAGCGCACGACCACCGGCGGCCTGCGGATCGCCGGCAAGATGGACACCTTCATCAAGCTGCCCGAGGGCGAGACCCTCCCGGAGAACATCGTCAGCCTGACCGGCATCACCGACGAGCGGCTTCAGACCGAGGGCGTGCAGCCGGCCAAGGCGGCCAGCCAGATCGCCAAGCTCATGCAGAACGGCCCGACCCTGATGATCGCCCACAATGCGCAGTTTGACGCCTGTTTTCTCCGTGGCCTGCTCCGCGGCCAGAAAGTCGGCCGGATCGACTGGCTGGACAGCCTGACGGTCTACAAAGACCGCAGGGCCTACCCGCACAAGCTCGCCAACGCGATCATCGCCTACGACCTCACCGGCAAGGTGCAAAACAGCCACCGCGCCATCGACGACGTGCTGGCCCTGTTCGAGGTGCTGAAGGCGATGGACGACGAGCGCGAGGATCTCGGCAGCTACGTCAACCTGTTCGGCTACAACCCCAAGTACGGCGTCAGCGGCCGCCGGATCGTGGGCGTCAGGTATGAGCCGCAGAGCTTCAGCAAGGGCCTGACCCGCCCGGAGCAGACGCTCCCGGCCCGCACAGGAAGGAAGTGAAATGGATGATAAAGATTTTGATCGGCGGCTCTCCGTGCACCTACTGGAGCGTCGCGCAGAAGAAAGGGCGAGAGGTAGAAGCTGAGGGGCTCGGCTGGGAGCTGTTCAGAAACTACCTGATTGCAAAGGAAAAATTCAAGCCCGACTTTTTCCTCTATGAGAACAACAAGAGCGCCGCACAGCCCATTAAAGACCAAATCAGCCACGAGCTCGGCGTGGAGCTCATGCACATCAACAGCGCCCTCGTAAGCGCACAGAACCGTCAACGCTTTTATGCCTTCAACTGGAACATCGACCAGCCTGCGGATCGCGGCATCATGCTGAAGGACATCCTCGAGACGACCACCTCCGAAAAGGGGTACGAGCTCAGGGCTCCAGCGGTCGGAGTCGGATGCAGGAACAGGCGCGAGGACGACGGAAAGCTGTACCGACGCTTCGAGACCAGCGGCGTCCCCAAAGCCAACGCCCTGACAACAGTACAGACCGACAGCACGGTTGCCGAGCCCATCAGGATCGGCACCATTGAGAACAACGCCAAGAAACAGAGCCACGACTCCAAGCAGTACAGAGTCTATTCCCCCGAAGGGAAAGCAACGACCCTGTGCGGCGAAGGCGGCGGGCTCGGTGCAAAAACAGGACTTTACGCCGCACCAGTAAGAGTCGGCACCATGCCAAACGCGGACGGAAAGATCACTGGAGGACAAGCCCACAGGATCTACGACGCGAGCGGCAAAGCTGTGGCACTATGCGCCAGACCCAACGGAGGCGGCCCTGAGACCGGGCTTTACGCCTACCCCGCAGGAGAGGCTCAGGGCGCCGCATGGCGCGGCCGAGACGATGGCTCTGCATACGAGGTAAGAACCGACGGTAAAGCCAACGCCCTCACGGCGTCGGGACATCAGAGTAGGCTCGTCGTCACCAACCAAAACGGCGAAGATCTGCCAGTCTATGAGGTGGTCAACGGAGAAATCGAGATCAAAGGGAAAAAGTACCCGATCAAACTGCCGGACGGCTACTACGTCATCCGAAAGCTCACGCCTACGGAGTGCGAGCGCCTTCAGACTCTCCCTGATGGCTATACATCGGCAGTCAGCGCGACGCAAAGATACCGCGGGCTCGGGAATGGCTGGACGGCTGAGGTCATCATTCACATCCTCACGGGAGCCCTGAAGGACGTGCCGAGGGACGAGGAGATCGTCGTCCTCTCCATGTACGACGGCATCGGCACCGGGCGCTATTGCCTCGATAAAATGGGCTTTACGAATGTAACCTACTACGCCTACGAAATCGACAAGCCCGCCATGACCGTCGCGCTCAGCAACTACCCCGACATCATTCAGCTCGGTGACGCCTTCGACCTTCGCCGCGACGACTGGGAGCTCGGCAAACGCTTCGAGCACACCACAGAGCAGGAGGCTGAAATGCCCGAAAGTACCAACCAGACGACAGACCTCTCGGACGCCCCCAAGGAAATCAAGGAGCAGATCATCGAAAACGACCGAGCACTGAAAGAGAGAGACGCCCCGGCACCCGCCACGCTCCCTGAAGGCTTCGACGTGGTCGACCAGCTCGCTGAGCTTCTCGCCGAGCGGAAGAAACTGCACATCATCGACGAGGAAAACCTGCGCTACAACTGCGACATCATCGCGCTCGAGTACGCGATAGGCGCACTCAGGAGGTGACAGCATGAGCCCGGAGATCACAATCACGAGCGAGGAGCTGCGCGAGCGCGTCGAGGATCACCTCGACCGCTGGATCCCTGACGACGTCTGGAACCGTGCCGAGCCCTACGCCCGCCACAAAAACGAAGTAAACCGGCAGCGGCATCCCGAGATCGACTACTACGACAACGACTACCTCGTGCTGCTGACCGCTGACACCGTCCGAGAGACCGAGTTCAGCGACCTCACTCACGCCCTCTGTGATCTGACCGTCGCACGGGCTCAGTGAAAGGAGAAACCAATGGAAACCACAAAAGAAAGGGCCGCCCGTTGCGACCGGGCGACCCATGCGAGAAGATCCAGCAGCCTGCCAGCATACGGATCCCGCACCGCAAGTATAACACGCCGGCGCCGTCGTGCCAAGAGGAAAGCCCTGAGAGCTGCCACGCTGGCCGCTGCCGTCCTTCTGCTGGGCGGCATCTCTGTGGCAATCTTCACCACCCCGGCCGGCAGCAAGCAGGAGACCAACATCCTGCCGCCGACCACCACCGTCGGCACATACATCCCGGACACCCCCGCCCCGGCCGCTGAGACCGCGGAGCCGACTGAGCCCGCCGTGCGCTACCCTCTGACCGACGCCGAGCGCGACGTCGTCGAGCGCGTGGTCATGGCCGAGGCCGGCGGGGAGTCCTTCGATGGCCAGATGCTCGTCGCTCAGTGCATCCTCAACGCAGCCGAGAAGCGCGGCGTCGAGCCCTCTGAGGCCGTCGTCCTTTACAGCTACACCAAGAGCCGGCCGGATCCCACACAGCGCGTCAAGGACGCCGTCGCGGCCGTGTTCGACCGAGGTGAGACCGTCGTGGACGAGCCGATCCTCTACTTCTACAACCCCGCCCTCGTGACCAGCGACTTCCACGAGAGTCAGATCTTCGTCATCGAGGAAGGCGGGCACCGTTTCTTTGCAGAAAGGAGTACCAGATGAAACACCTCACCGAAATGAAGCCGGGCGAGACCCTGCACCTCCGCAGCGGCCGCGACCTCGAGCTCGAGAGCGTCACCCCTGTCACCTGCGGCGTGATGCTCACCTTCAACGTCACCGAAAGAAAGGAGCACAACAATGAGCGATAAGATCACCGCGGCCCTCGCTGCCGAGCAGGCAGACGCAGAGGCCGCCACCACGCAGGAGGCCGAGCTGCTGCCTGCTGCCACGCTGGACGAGCTGGAGCAGGTCGACCTCGGCACCGTCGCAGAGGGCGAGCGCGCCCCGTTCCGTATCACTGACGACCGCTGCGCCGACTGGGCCATCCGCAAGATCGCCGACGAGCGCAGCGAGTACGACCGCCTGAAGGCGCTGGCCGACGAGCAGATCGCGGCCATCAATGAGAAAGTAGCCGCCGCCCGCAAGCGCATGGAGAACGGCACCTCGTACCTCACGAGCTGTCTGGCCGACTTCTTCGCCACCGTCCCCCACAAGGAGACCAAGACGACGGAGAAGTACCGCCTCCTCTCCGGCACACTGACATTCAAGAAGGGCACCACCAAGACCAAGCTCGACGAGACCAAGCTGGTGCCGTGGCTCAAGGCCAACGGCTACGGCGAGCTCGTAAAGGTCGAGGAGTCAACCCGCTGGGCCGATCTGAAGAAGCTGCTCAGCTACACCGGCGACATCGCAACCCTGACCGAGACCGGCGAGATCGTGGAGGGCGTCACCGTCTACGAGACCCCGGGCATCTTCACGGTCGACGTGTAAGGAGGCGCTGATATGGCAGAAACCAAGAAAACCGAGGCGGCCGCTGCTGCGGCCCCTCCTGAAGCCGCCTGCCTGACGCTCCGGCAGAAGCTCGTCGAAATGCGGAAAGCCTGCCCGGAGATCGTCAAGAAGCAGCACAGCGACGGCGTCAGCTACAAGTACGCCAAGATCTACGACGTGTGGGAGAAGATCACCCCCATAATGAACGAGCTCGGCGTCGACTTCGACGTCATCAGCGAGCAGGCCACGCGCCACGCCGAGAACGGCGACCCGGTCTACTGGATCACCATGCAGACCAAGACCCGCAACGGCGACAAGCTCATGTTCCTCTACGAGGCCGACCTGACGATCCGCTGGCTGAACCTCGACAACGACGACGAGACCATCGAGGCCACCGTCCACGCCGTCGGCTGGAACGATGACCCCGCCAAGGCCAAGGGCGCGGCCCACACCTACGCCCTGAAATACTACCTTTTCGAGAAGTTCACCGTCGACCAAGGCGAGGACGACCCCGACAACAGTGACTTCGGCGCGCAGGGCAAAGGATCCGGCGCTGGAGGCCGCCAGCAGGCCACACAGGGCCGTCAGGGGCAGGGCTCCGGCCGTCTGAGCGACGCGCAGCTCGCGCGCCTCTACAAGAAGGCAGAGGCCGCAGGAATGACCAAGGAGCGCACCAACGCCCGGATCGTGGAGAAGTACAAAAAGCAGGATCCGGCCACCCTGACCCGCCAAGAGTACGACGAGATCTGCACGTCCCTCGACAACGCAGCCGCGCAGCATAACCAGCAAGGAGGAAATGCCTAATGTATAACCACACCGGCCTCCAAGGCCGTCTAACCGCTGACCCTGAGCTCAGGTACACGCAGCAGGGCACGGCGATCACCAGCTTCACCCTCGCCAGCGACACCGGCCGCAAGACCAAGGACGGCAAGAAGATCACCAACTTCATCGAGTGCGTCGCATGGCGCGCACAGGCCGAGTTCGTCTGCAAGTACCTGAGCAAGGGCCGCCTCGTCCTCGTCGAGGGCGAGCTCACGAGCCGCAGCTACGAGGACAAGGACGGAAACCGCCGCAAAGCCGTCGAGATCACGGTCGACTCCGTCCACTTCTGCGACAGCAAGAAGGACGGCGGCCAGAGCTCTGGCAGCGACTTCGCCGATCCGGGCTACTCTGAGGGCTCCGGCGACTTCACGGAGATCGAGGACAATGGTGACCTCCCCTCTAACCTGACCGCCGGACGACCGGCAGACGACCAAAAACAGGCCACAAACCAACGACCACAGAAAGGAGGTGACGACCGTGGCATGGCTGCAAGTGCATCAGACACTCAAGGATCACCGCAAACTGTTCGACGCTGCTGACCAGCTCGAAGTCGAGCCGCCGCACATGATGGGGCTGCTCGTCTCGTTCTGGCTGTGGGCCCTCGACAACGCCCCGACCGGCAGCCTCGTCGACATCACGCCGCGCATGATCTCGCGGGCCGCTCAGTGGGACGGAGACCCCGAAAAGCTGGCGAAAACGCTGATCCGGGCGGGCTGGATCGACGAAAAAGAGGACGGGACGCTCGAGATCCACGACTGGTACGAGTACGCCGGCAAGCTGATCGACCAGCGGCAAGCCGAGAAAGAGCGCTCCCGCAGTCGCCGGGCCGCTGCTGCGGCGTCTGCCGACGCCTCGCCAGACGACCAAACGCCGACCGCCGGACGACCGGCAAACAGCCGCAAGAAAGCCGGAGGCAGAGTAGACCAGAGTAGAGAAGATAAGACAAGAGAAGGTAATACACCCCCTTCCCCCTCTGACGAGGGGAGTGACGGCGGCACGAAGTCGCTCGTCGAGGCCAGATTTCTCGAGTTCTGGAAAGCCTACCCGAAAAAGACCGGCAAGCAGTACGCTCTGAAGGCGTGGAACAAGATCAAGCCCACCGCTGAGCTCCACGAGAGGATCATGCAGGCGGTCGACGCTCAGAAGCGGAGCGACCAGTGGCGCCGTGAGAACGGGCGCTACATACCGAACCCGAGCACATGGCTCAACGGCGGTTACTGGGACAATGAGGAGGTGAACGAAGGTGCAGAAAATCAGCGAGATCCTGAACAGCCCGACAGCTCCGGCCGAGACTGGGGCAAGGGCTTCAAGCCGGCCGACGACGAGTGACCCCGGCAACTGGATCTGGAGCAACGATGAGCGCCTCGCCGGCCGTCCCGGAGTCCCTGAGCCCGTTCCCTGCGAGTTCTGCGGCGCCCTGCGCTACCACAAGGGCATCCCGCTCGGCGACCGCATCCTCTGGCCTCCCTACGGAGCCGAGCGATGCACCTGTCCCGAGGCCGTGGCTGCCTACGAGAAGGAGAAGGCAGAGCGCGAAGCTGCTGAGGCCGCAGCCGCCAAGGCTGAGGAGGAGAAGAAAATGCGGGAACGCATCAAGCGCATCGTCGGCGAGTCCGGCATGGGCGACCGTTTCCTGCGGCGCACCTTCTCCACCTTCCAGCTCACCGACGACAACAAGCGCGCAGCGGCAGCCGCCCGGCGCTACGCCGAAGGCTTCGACGCCATGCTGCCGCAGCCCGGCCGTCAGGAGCCCGGCCGCAACGGTCTGTTTATCGCGGGCCCGCCGGGCACTGGCAAGACCCACCTCGCCGCTGCCATCGCCAACCACCTGATCGCGCAAGGCAAGCCGGTCATCTGCATGACGATGATCGACCTGCTGGAGCGCATCAAGCGCACCTACTCCACGACCGGCGGCAGCGAGAGCGACGTCCTGAAGATCTACAAGACCGTCCCGCTCCTCGTGATCGACGACATCGGCAAGGAGCCGCCGACCGAGTGGGCGATCTCCACGGTCTACAACATCATCAACGGCCGCTATGAGGCGTACCTGCCGACCATAGTGACCACCAACTACGACACCGAGGCCCTGATCGACCGCATGACACCGCGAGAAAGCCGCGACAGCATGACGGCCCGGGCCACCATCGACCGGCTCATGGAAATGTGCAGGGGCATCACCCTCACCGGCCAGAGCTGGCGCTCACGATAGGAGGAACAACATGAAAAAGGTTTACATCTGCTCCCCGTGCCGCGGGGACTACGAGAACAACATCCAGCGCGCCAAGGAGTACAGCCGCGCGGCTGTGCAGAAGGGCGTCATCCCTGTCACGCCGCACATCTATCTCACGCAGTTCATGGACGACAACGTCCCCGAGGAGCGTGAGCTGGCCCTGAAGATCGGCAGCGAGCTGGTGCTCGGCTGCTCCGAGCTGTGGGCCTTCGGCATCGACCACCCTTCGGCCGGCATGGCTGCGGAGATCGAGCTCGCCAAGGCGCACGGCATCCCCGTCCGCAACGGCTTCGAGGCCATCAGCGAGCTGAAGCCTGACGAGGAGCCAGAGGGCAAGCCTGACATCGGCAGCGTCACGCTGCACCTGCCCGCCTTCAGGGCGATGGCCGTCTGCAACCAGCACCTCGACCACGGCCCTCTCAGCATCGAGCTGGATGGCAGCGTCATCCTCGAGCTCGCTGACCGCCTGATCGCCGACCCGGGCATCCACATCGAGATCGGAGGCTGAACGCCGTGACGAAGTACGACCCGAGAAAGAACGCGGAGGGCTACAACGACCCGACGCCCTACGCAGCCGAAAAACACATGATGGCGCAGATCCGCGGCAAGCAGGCCAGAGTCGCCGGCGGCTACTTCGAGAATATCATCTCGGCCTCGTGCGACTACTACCTCAGCCGCGGCCTCGCCAAGATCGAAAAGACGCCGGAGCCTATGAAGCCCCTCGGCGCCAAGAACCGCAAGGGCCAGTTCCTCGCCTGCTACACCAAGCAGGCCCAGCCGGACTATGGCGGCACCCTGAAGGGCGGCCGGAGCATCTACTTCGAGGCCAAGCACACCGACGACGAGCGCATCGAGCAGCGCCGGCTCACTCAAGAGCAGCAGGATGACCTCGAGGCCCATCACAAGCTCGGCGCCATCGCCTTCGTGCTCGTCTCCGTGAGCCTGACGGACTTCTACCGCGTGCCGTGGCCCGTCTGGCGTGATATGGCCGAGATCTACGGCCGCAAGTACATGACGCACGCAGAGCTCTCCCGCTACGAAGTGCCGGCGACGGCCGGCTTCATCAAGTTCCTGCACGGCGTCGAGGAGGTGACGACATGAGAGTCCTGAGCTTGTTTGACGGAATAGCGACCGGCCGCCTCGCACTGGAGATGGCCGGCGTGCCCGTCGGCCTTTACATTGCCAGCGAGATCGACAAGGACGCGAAGGCTGTGGCGAGGACAAACTGGCCCGACATGATCCACATCGGCCCCGTGGAAAGCGTGACGGCGCCAGACCTCCCGAAGATTGACCTCGTCATCGGCGGGAGCCCCTGCCAAGGCTTCTCGAGGGCTGGGGCCGGCCTAAACTTCGACGATCCGCGCAGCCGCCTGTTTTTTGACTATGTGCGAGTCCTGAACGAAGTCAGGGAGAAAAACCCCGACGTGAAGTTCCTCCTCGAAAATGTGATTATGAAACGCGAGTGGGAGGACGTCATCACTGAGAAACTCGGCGTGCAGCCCGTCCACATCAACAGCCGCGCGCACTCCGCTCAAAATCGGCCGAGGGCCTACTGGAGCAACATCGCAGACCTCAGCCCGCTGAGTAGCGGGGGGGCAGCCGTTGGACACCATCATCGACCGCAGCGTCGATGTGAGCGGCTTCACGGAGGTCGGCGGGCTCCTGTTCGGCCCGGGAATATCTGAGGGATCAATGGGACTCGTCCAAAAGACCGCCGGCGGCATCGTGGTCAAACAGGCCACGGCCCGCGGATATATCGAGGCCGTCGATGGCGACGGCGTCTCCCTCGCCTTCCCCGGGAGCGCCACCAGACGCGGCCGCGTGATACATCAGAAAAGCCATACCATCACCTGCGCTTGCGACATCTGCGTATTTTACGACAATGTCATCCGGCACTTTACCGTCGAGGAGCTCGAAAAGCTCCAAGGGCTCCCTGCTGGCTACACAGCAGCCGTCCCGGAACCGGCGAGAAAGAGAGAAATCGGAAACGGATGGACGGCTTCGGTCATCGCGGAGATCTTCAAACTCCTCCCACAGGCTGAAACCGCCGCAAAAACGGACGTCGCATAGTCCGGGCAAGTATGCACCAACAGCGCGCCAGCCGACAGCGTCGAGCTGGTCGGAAAGGAGGAAACGCATGAACCAGACAACCAAAGAGACCCGGCGCCGCAGCTATGACGCCGTACTCCCCAAGCGGGCCGCCCGCTGCCGCCTGATCCTCGAGACCCTCGGCAACCGTGAGCTCACGGCCAGCGAGATCACCGAGGAGCTCGTCGCAGCCGGCCGGATCCCGTACTTCAACCGCAACTATGTGGCCCCACGCCTCACCGAGATGAAGCAGATGGGGATCCTCAAGACGGTCGGCCGCAGGAAGGCCACCCGCTCGGACGCCACCGAGGCCGTATGGGCCAGAGCGGAGCCTTCGGGCCCCACGGGCCAGACGGCCGCAGCCTACGCAGACAACCCGACCGAGGCCGAGCAGACGACGCTCGGATCGGCCACCTGAAAGGGGGCCAGCATGGAACGCCTGACCCACGAGAGAGTCAACGGCATTAAGACGGGCTACTGGAGCGCAGCCACCAAGGAGGCGCTCGTCCAGAAGCTCGCCGCCTACGAGAACACGGGCTACGAGCCCGACGAGATCCGCGCAGCCATTGAACAGGCTGCCAAGAACAGCGGAACCAAGACCGCGACCATCATGGCCGAGTGCATCGCCGGAGCGATGAAGGACACGCTCGAGAAGTATGGCACGGCCGGCAACGGAAAGAAAGGAGAAACCCCATGAACGAACAGAACCAGCGCGACAGCATCATGTCGATGGCCCGCGGCGCCTTCGAGGAGCGCGTCGACTACGAGATGGACAAGGTGATCCAGAACATCCTCGACCCCAACACGAAGGCCACGGCCAAGCGCAAGATCACCCTCACCATCGAGCTGACCCCGGACGACGAGCGCCGCACCATCGGCGTCTCCGTGACGGCCAAGTCTACGCTCGCAGCCACCAACCCCGTCGCCACGGCCCTCTATGTCACCTCTGACGGCAACGGCGAGCTCGTCGTCGCCGAGATGGTGCCGCAGGTGCCCGGGCAAATGAACATGGACGGCACGCAGCAGGAGGCCCCGAAGCTCCTGAAGCTCGTCCAGCACGGATAACCACCCACAACACAGAACAAGGAGGACAACACAATGCTCGCAAAAATGATCGACAAAATCGTCAGCCTGAAGGAGACCAAGATCTTCGAGATCGACGGCCAGACCTACGCCGACGCATCCCTCACCCGCATCCCGCCCCACGTCGACCGCCCCGACTGCATCAGCGTCAGCGGCCTCGATAGCATCTGCAAGCTGATTCGCACCGAGCTCGAGAAGGTCGGCACGACCATCATGGTGCAGGTCAAGAGCAACGACACCGTCGAGGTGATGACCACCTACCTGAGCGACTTCTCCCGCAACACGCTCTACCGCGCCAAGGCTGACGCCCCGGGCCTGCGCACCGGCTTCAGAGGACGCGAGGTAGCTCTGATCGAGCTGCGGAGCCTCTGCATCCCCAACGAGGGCACGGCCTACCTGCTCGACCTGCTGAGCCGCATGACCAACGAGAACAGCGTCAGCACCAACGACAACGGCGTCACGCAGACCGTCGAGGCACGTCAGGGCGTCGCCCTCAACGCGCTCGTCGAGATCAAGCCCCGCGTCATGCTGCGGCCGTTCCGCACATTCCTCGAGGTGGAACAGCCCGAGAGCGAGTTTCTGCTGCGCGTGGATCCCGACGAGGGGATCGGCTTCTTCGAGGCCGACGGCGGCATCTGGAAGCTCGAGACCAAGAAGAACATCGCCGACTACTTCCTGAAGAACATGGGCGATCTGATCGACGCCGGCAAGGTCGTCGTCATGCAGTAAGTGAAGCGCCGGGCGGGCTCCGGCCCGCTCGGCTTTTCTGAAAGGAGCAGCACCGTGAAAGAATACGAAACCCTCACCCGTGAGAAGGTCGACGTCGTGCCCTTCGGCTGCGGTATGCCGGAGACCCACCTGATGCAGGACTGGAGCGACAAGATGCTCGACCTGATCCTGAACGGGCCCACCATCAACGGCATCAAGAAGGACGAAGTGCGGGCCATGCTGCGTGAGACCTACGCAGCCCTGAAGCAGTACGAGAAGATCGGCCCGATGGCCTCGCCCTTCATCAATGACCCGACAGCCATCGTGGCCCGGGCCTTCTCTGAGCTCTACCCCGGCGTCGAGTACGTCGCGCTGTACGTCCCCGACCTGCGGGACGAGACCAACGGCACCGCCTACGGCCTGACCATCTTCCCCGACGACGGCAGCACGCCGATCGTCTGCATCTCGGCCGAGGCGCCTATCAGCGCCGCCCCTGAGCTGCTGGCGCACGAGCTGGCCCACGTCGCCACCCCGGAGGACACGGAGCACGGCGAAAGCTGGAGCGCAGCGTCGGAGGCCATATTCAAGAAGTACAACGAGCTCCTCGACGCCATGATCCCCGACGAGCCTGAGCCTGTCCTCACGCCCCACCAGCCCGGAGACGGCGGGATCCTCACCATGCCGCTGCATGACAACGTCCCGGAGCCTCCGACGGACGACTGGTGGCTCACCACCTGCCCCGTCTGTGGCGCAGAGTGCTGGCAGACGGACACAGCCCGCCGGATCCTCGCACTGGAGCCCGACGTCCGAACCGCCTGCACGGCCTGCGCGCTGAAGGGGCTCGGCAAATAATACTGGAGGTAATACATGAACAACGAAAGAAACAACACGACGGCCGGCGGGATCGGCTTCTGCGGCCTTCTCGCCGTCGCCTTCATCGTCCTGAAGCTCACCGGCGTCATCGGCTGGAGCTGGCTGTGGGTACTGGCCCCGATCTGGATCCCGACCGCCATCACCCTCGCCATCATCGTGATCGTGCTCGTGGTCGTACTGGTCAGAGAGCTGACGAAGGGAGGCCGCCCGTGATGACCGCAGAGGAACGCTGGACTATTCTGGATCGTGCGATCACGACCTACGGCGCACCGGCACAAATGGACATGGCCGTCGAGGAGATGGCCGAGCTGACCAAAGCCCTCTGCAAAGTGAAGCGCGTGAGCTGCGCCGCAGAGGCGAAGGCCGCACTCGAGAACGCGGTCGAGGAGCTGGCTGACGTCCAGATCATGCTCGACCAGCTTCGCATCATCTTCGGCCGCAGCACAGCCGAGATCGAGGAGGACAAACTGCGCCGGCTGCTGCGCCGGATCAACAGCTACAAAGAGTCCAACATACGCAAATGGCTGAACGGCTCGTTCAAGCCGGGAGACTGGTGGAGCAGAACGGTCAACACCGAGGCCCACCTGCACGAAGAAGGTGCCCCGGAGAAGTAACCCGTCCTTCTGCAACGCTCAGAAAGGAGGAAACACATGGCAAAAGACAAACCGCAGCCGCAGACCGGCCCCGAGATCGAGGAGTACAGCACCACGGCCACGCCGAAGGCATACGCCGGCAGCGTCCCCGTGTTCTGCGCACACGACGCCATCGTCCCGCTGAAGGATCTGCGGCCCAACCCCAAGAACCCCAACCAGCACCCGCCGGAGCAGATCAAGCTCCTCGCCTCTATCATCCGGGCGACCGGCTGGCGTGCCCCGATCACCGTCAGCAAGCGCAGCGGGCTCGTCACCAAAGGCCACGGCCGTCTCATGGCCGCACAGCTCGACGACCTGACCGACGCCCCGGTCGACTATCAGGACTACGCCAGCGAGGCCGAGGAGCTGGCCGACCTGACGGCAGACAACCGCATCGCGGAGCTCGCCACCACCGACAACAAGCTGCTCGCCGAGGTTTTCGCCGACATCGACACCGGCGAGATCCCGTTCATGCTCAGCGGCTACACCGAGGACGACTACGGCAACATCGTGACGGCCCTCTCTGAGGCGCTGCACACCAATGAGCCGAGCAGCGACCCCGACGCCGAGATCCCGACCCCGGCCGCGCCGGTCACGCAGCATGGCGACCTCTGGATCCTCGGCCGGCATCGCGTCCTCTGCGGCGACTGCACCCGGCCGGAGGATCGCGCCCTGCTGCTCGACGGCAACAAGCCCGAGATCCTGCTGACCGACCCGCCCTACTGCTCGGGCGGCAGCAAGGAGTCGCAGAAGTCGACCGGCAGCATCGGCACCGAGCGCAAGAACGGCAAGGCCCCGAAGATCGCCAACGACATCCTCAGCACGCGCGGCTACCAAAACCTGATCCGCGGCGCGCTCACCGACATCCCCTGCCTCTACGCCTACATCTTCACCGACTGGCGTATGTGGGTATATCTGTTCGACCTCGTCGAGGCGGCCGGCTTCGGCGTCAAGTCTGAGATCGTATGGGATAAGGGCACGCCGGGCATGGGCGTCGGCTGGCGCTCGCAGCATGAGCTCATTCTGTTCGGCGCCAAGGCTGCCACCCACTTCGACGGCCACAAGGGCTACGGCAACGTCCTGAGCATCTCCCGCTCCGGGAATGAGCTGCACCCCACGCAGAAGCCCGTCGAGCTGCTGGAGAAGCTGGTCGACAACACGGACTTCGCCACGGGCGTCTATGATCCCTTCGGCGGCTCTGGCACGACGCTGGCCGCCTGCGAGGCATACGGGCAGCCCTCCTACATCATGGAGCTGACGCCCGCCTTCACGGACGTGATCGTCAAGAGGTACATCAGAATAACAGGAAAGACAACCGTGCGCTGCGTCCGTAAAGGCCGAGAGCTACCGCGCGAGGAGATCGCCGCGATCTTCGAGCCTGACGAGGAAGGAGGTGAGCAGGAGTGACGCCCTGACATAATGAGCGAGAAGCCGATCACACAACGGATCAAGGACAGGCTCGCGGCCTACACCGC